TCATGTTCTGCGCTCCTGCCCAGCTTTTGAAAGTTTGCGGCGGCTTGCCTTGGACCTATAGTAAGCGACCATCTGGGCGCTCTGGCCTGTAATGGCTTGGATTTGAGCATCTGTTGCGTCCGCTTCTGCCAGCTGGATGATCGCAAGTTTGCGCAGGCCGTGGAGTGAATAGAGTAGGGCGTTGTCGCCTAGTTCTTTCCGCCAGCGCCGGAAGGATTTTTCGACTGCATCATATCCGACCGGCTGCGTAAGGTTCTTTGCAATGATATGGGTTCCCCGTTTTGGCAGGGCCTCTACATAGGCTCGCAATTTTTGCGGGCAGAAAACTTCAAATTCCTGATTCCCTTTCTCATCACGCACAGTCATCCATTCCCCATTGAAGTGATCACGGCGCATTGAGATTGCAGCACTGGGCCGCTGTCCGGTCCCGAGGATAAGCTCCGCCGCAGTCCGAACGTTAAGGGGCGCACTTGTCAGTGCATCAACCATCCAATCCGGCCAAGGTTCATACTGACGCCTTGGCTTATTAGTCCCCAATCCCTCCGCAGGGTTCGATCCTAGCGGCCAATCAAGTTCTTTTTTCGCGAAGTTCCAAAGCAGACTGATCGTTTGGGCAAACCGTGTGGCCTTGCGCGGCGTTTCGACATATTTGGCCATTGATGCACGGACAGCGCCTCGGGTGGTTTGTCGGATATCTTTGTGACCGTTTTTCTCCATGATTGTATCCATGGGAAGGCTATAACTTTTCTTAGTGCTGTCGGCTAAATTCCCTTGGATCAGTGTGTCTTTGCGCCAAGCAATGATAACTTCGCCCCAAGTGTAACGTGAGGGCGCTGCCTGGGCTTCATGCATCCCGGATTCACATGCCCAATAGAGGCGATCTAGTTTCTGTGCGTCACCGGCCCATTCCAGCTTGATCTGACGAGAGAACCGCTTTTTGCCTTCTGTCCAGGTCGTCAGGTGGTTCGGCTCCCACTCGCTACGCGCACTTCGCCAGACCCATTTCAAGCGCGGCTTGACTATCCTTGGCTTTGGGGGGTGGTAGGTCACAGCTCGAAATCCTGTGAAGGGCGTGCGGCATGGCCGCGGGCGATTGTATGTAGCTGCTCAACGTCCCATCGCGGATAGCGCCCCAGGTTCAGCGCCTTGGGCAGGACACCGTCTTGCACCAGCCCACGAAACTCACCAGGCTTTAGCCCGAGTAGGTGCGCCGCATTTTTTTCATCAACAAAAAGAGGGGCTGGCTTGGACATGATTAAGATTCCGCATCTAAAATACGGACAGCGGGGCGGGGAAGTTTCGAAACGAGTTTCGCAGCGAACGTTGGCAAATAAAGAGCCATCACAGGCTTACCGATCCGAGGATCATTCTCAGGCAAGTTTGCAATGTACTTTTCTAAAGACGGTCCGAACCAATCAGTACCATCACCCCAAATACCAGCATATTCCTGCGCAAAGATGCGCGAACGACCAAAGCCCTCAGAAAAGACCTGGCGCGCTGTATAATCGCGAATTTCAAGCTCCGTAGCATCGGGAATAGTGCATTGCTTAGCCAAGTCACCAGAAATGCACTCAGGCTGTGACAGTGCGAATTGCAATGCACTATGAGCGACCCATTCACCGATATTGTAAGCTGTCCCTGGACCAATTCCAAACTCGGCAGCGTTATTTACAAAGCTCATCTGCAAAAGCTGGAACAAGTTAAAACGGGCGTGGCCTGGGCCTTTCGGGAACCATTCGGGAAAATGCCGACGGTGATCGCGTTGGTTTACGACACCAATACCTGTAAGAGCTGCTGCCTCAGATGGCGTAAAGGGTTCGATATACTGAATAGATGCCATTTTGACGCCTCCTGTTTCGTGATAGATATCACGCAATTTGAAAGCGTGTCAAGCATCACTATTATTTTCCTTTTCTTGAAGCTCTTGCACCAAGTCGTCGCTTATTTCGGCTATGATCTGAAAAAGGCTTCCGACCGCATCGGCGACATTTGGGTCACAGATATTGGTGTTAAGTGCCGCCTGGCCGACCAGTGCAAGCTGGGCGATCCTTTCAGTTTTCTCCGAAAGCAAGAGCGCTGTGCTGGCGTGTGTGAGATTTTCCATTGTCATGTTCTCCTAGTTTGGGTTACTGTCCGATACAGGACATATACCAATGTCCGAAATAGGACAAGGCTTAATATGATTACCCCGGAACAAGTCCGCGCAGCTCGCGCTATCCTTGGACTGTCGCAGGAAGATGTGGCGTCCAAGATCGGTGCATCTACAAAAACAATCCGCCGTGCTGAGACGACTGGAAGCGCCGTTTCGGCTTCGGCAGTCGCATCAATCCGTGCGGCTCTTGAGGATTCGGGCGTTGAGTTCATTGAAGAAAACGGCGGCGGAGCTGGTGTCCGGCTTAAGAAGTAAAATGCGCGCCGCGCCCGCCTTTGGAATTCGGGCCGCGCGCTGTCAGGGTTAATAACGGCACTCAATGACTAAACCGTGCGAATAGGCTGATGAATAAAAGCCAGCGCCCGCAAACGCTATCTCTCCCAGCCGACCATGCGCATTGCCCCGGACACGTCAGCCGGTGCAATTTCAGCAGACTTTGCCTCGGCCAGAGCCTTAATGATCGCAGATAGGGCACGCGCCCTTCCCCCAGAATCGTATGCCTGAAGCGGCGTGACTGTATCTATGGCGACCTTTACACCGAGCTTAGCCGTCGCCTCATCCGCCAACATCGCGGCGATGGGTTGCAAGGTCCAGATTGCAGCGTGTCGCTGGCATTCCCTTAGTGTGCCCCCAGATGCCGCCCGATTGAAGAATGCCGGCAACATACCGTAAGCCATGCCGATGCCCTCACGGGCTGCCGCCAGCGTCTCGGCTGTCATAGACTTGGAAAGGTCAGGTGATATCTGATCTGATTTCTGGCCTATCATCGGGTTCATGCCCGCCGCTGTCGCCTGGGCAACGCCCTCGATCACCAGGGTAGATCCCCTTCGGCCCTTGAACGCGCCACGCATGGTTGCCATGTCGTCTGCACCGGTGTCGGGAAGTGGTACAATCAGGCTGCCCAGCGGGGCGTTTTCGAATGTCTCGGAAAGCGCCGATTCCAAAGCATGAAGCATTGCCCCGGTCAGGCTCGATCGCCGTAGCGGTGCCGTGCCGATCCAGGGCTTCAGGCTGTCCGAGCCAATCCGCAAGTGCAGAACCTCGGCGGCAAGCGCGGTGACAGTGCGACCGCCGCCCGCCTCGGGAATTGACAAGCGATAGGCGCGGGGCTTGCCGTCGCGGGTGGTCACGTCCCAATCCGTTGCCGGCACAAGCCCCAAATCCGTGATTAGAAAGACCGCCTCGCCATTCAACGCAACACCACGGGCAATCATAGCCATCGCCTGCCGTGTCAGAAGGTCAGTGCCGGTCACGTCCGCCATGGCAAAGCTCCCCTCCCAGAGGCTCACGCAACTCTGCACCGTTGATGTCAGCTCGGCCACGCCGCGCCGCCCGCTGATGTAGCTATCGCGCGCCGCCATCACCTGGGCGGTGTAGCCGCTGCCACTCGATCGCATCTCGACCGGGCGCAGCTTGTTGATGATCCATCCAAGCATTTTTTTATCTCCACCGGATTGCGGCGGGGCGGTGCGTCGTGCGCTTTGCCACCTCGCCAATGGGTTGCCAGTTGCGCGCCTCGATCTGCGCTTGAGGGTAGGCCGGTTTCGTGACGGCGCTGATCTCGATCAGGTCAGCCGCGCGAATAGTCCGCAGAATAGAGTTGCCACGTTCCTCAACTGTCTCGCCGCCTGGTCGGACACGAAAGCCCGGTGACAGCCCGCGCACCAGACCGGCGGCATGAGCGGACAGAAAGTCGCGCACATAGCTGACCTGGCCCATGTCCGCACTGATCGTGGCGTCGATGGTCAAAGACTCGTCAGTTTCGGTCAGGGTCAGACTGCCAGCAGAACGTGATGCGAGAGGCCTGTTGAAGTCATGGCCGGAAAGAAAGTGCACGTCCTCACCGCGATCGATCCGATCGGCAAACGCGCGGGCTGCGATCATCTCACGACGCTCACGGCCCGCCCCGATGCCTTCGGACAGCACAGTTTCCCGGCCATAGGGAAAGGTTGCCCGAAGGCGGATTTCTCCGCCTTCGGTGCGCAGCTCAAGACTGCCGGTGTGAGCGCCCCAAAGCATTATGCAGCTGCCAGTTCGAGGCCAGTCAGCAGTTCGAGCTGCGACGGGCGCGCTACGGTCACGTCCATCGTGGCCAGCGCCGTGATCCGCAGCCCACCAGACTGTGCATCGCTGTAGGGGTCTCGGATCATATCGACCGCGCCCCATGCACCGATGAAGATCGGGGCCACGCCACCCGCCGCAGTGGTCAACAGCGATGAAGTGGCGAGAGGGATGCCAGACGGCGCGGGAAGCGCGTTGTTCGTCATAGCGATGTTGGCCGATGGCAGGTTCTTAAGCAGGCGATCCCATTCCGAAACGGCGGTGCCGCTGATCAGGGCGCTGTCCAGGTAATCCCAAAGCTCGGGCCGGATCAGTGCCCGCACCGCATCCGGTGAACCGGCGGAGTTTGCGGTCATGAAGCGGGTGACAGCAGAACGGAACGCGCCCCAGCTTGCCAGCTCTGCCACCGCCGTTGCCGTAATGCCGTAGGTGGCCGCGCCACTGATGACGCCAAGCGGCTGGCCATCAGCGCCGGTGCCAAGGAATGCGGCCTGATCCATTGCCGCGCCCATAGCGCCGTTCATGTCGCGTCGCACCGCTTGCTCCAGGGCCGCGCCCGACTGTTTCAGGGCCTTGCGCGTGATGCGCATCTGAATACCCAGATTGTGATCAGGCGACATGGCGCGGTCAGCTGTGTCGTACACAGTTGGGCCGGTGACGTTGCCGGTCTCTGTGGTTGCCCAGCCTGCCGTGACAGCCGAAGTGGTGACGGGCCATTCAATCGCACCTGCCTCGATGCTGATCATCTGTGCGCCCATGCGCGATGCCACGCTGTCGGGAAACAGGCGGTCGATGATCGGGCGGGTCTGCATCGGGTTGGGGGTGCCGCCGGCGATTGTTTCACCGGCGCGGGTTTCGAGTGCCTGCCATGGCACAGGGATGCCCCGGAAACCGCCGGAGTTGCGAAGCTCTGTCACGATCTCGGCGGTCTGGCCATCCAGCTGACGCCCTTCGTCCAGGGCAAGCGCCACCTGGCGCATTTCGAAACCAGCCATGAGATCGGCCCATTCCTGGCCGGAACGGGTTTCCAGTTCGCTGCCAGCGTCCCGGCGCTCGGTGTCCTCGGCGATCAAGGCCGCACGATACCGCGTTTCGTTGGACCGGTATTCGGTATCAAGTTCGCCCATCTTGCGGATTTCGTCCTCAGACGGGGTTTCCTTGTTTGCCAGCTCGGCAAGGTTCTGGCGAATTTCCGACTGACGGCGGGTGATTTCTACTGATCTAAGCATCTTTGATATCCTTTGTGATGATGCTGCGTTCATCGGGACGCGAAAGCGCCTCGATAGCTTCTTGCCATTGCTGGCAATTTCGGGGCGGGGGATGCCCGCACTCGATCCTTGTTTTTTTGGTGTGACAGCTGGGGCAAAGCGCTTGCAGATTGCCAGGGCTGTAAGCCAGCTCTATGTGAGACCGGACCGGCTTCACATGATCGACCTCGAGGCGACCTCCTTTGCCGCATTCCTTGCAGCGAAAATGGTCGCGCTCGAGGATCTGCATTCGCAGAACCTTCCAGCGTTTGGTCGATGTGACGCGCTTCGAAAAGCGGTGATAATTGTGCCGATCGACTTCCATCACATTACCCGCGCTTTGCAGCTGATTTCGAGAAATCTATTTCGGCCCTCGACCTGCTTGATACCGATAATGTTAAATTCCAGCCCTTCGCAGGTCAGCCGGTCCGATGGGTTGATATCCCGCGTGAAGGGTGAGGAACGGACAGTGAAGCGCGTGTCCAGCGTTGCTTGAACGGTGCCCGCTGCAAATTTTTCACCGTCTGACACATCGCGGCGAGCCGCAAAAACGGGCGTTTCATGATCTTGCCATTCCTCGACCTGGTTAAAACCATCATCTACCAGAACAGCGCGAAGGAATTGCACCCGCCTGTCCAATTTTCCAGCGTTCAAACCCATGACGCGCGCCCCTTCTTTTGCGGTGCCGCTTTCATGCGCGCACCCTGGGCCACCGCGACCACCGTTGCCGCCGCCGCGTCGATCCGGCCTAATGACCGCCCTTTCGCAAGTTTGTGGTTGCCCGCTGGGTCCACCAGGGTAATCGCATCAGCGAATGCAAACCTTAGAAGCATCGACGGCACCACTTTTATTTCTCCATCGAAAAGGGCGCGACGGAACCGCTCGATATCCGAGGAAGAGTCCTTGAAGCCAAAGCCACGCCAGATGAATGGCACACGCGCTAGGCCAGCGCCCTGCATGGCCTCGACAAACTCTGCATGACGAAAGCGGTCACCCACGATGCAGGCGGGCGTGATCCCGTCCAGCTGGCGCACGATCTCGGCCAGCCAAGGACCAGGCGGAACGGTGTTCTGCCCCATGACAGACAGTTCGCCACGCTCGTGCATTTGAGAGTAACGATCCTTCACACCGTCCGATGCACCGCGATCCGCCAAGCCGGGAAATGCCGGAAACGTACCAAGAGCCTCGAGCCTGCCTGTGGATGGCCAATAGAAAGCCGCCGCCGACATGCTGCGCGACCCGCCCAAGTCGATACCAAGAACGCATGGACCTTCGCGCTTAGGAAGTTCGTCCGGGTCAACCTCGGCAGACCCCCATTCGTCAACGGTCACCAGTTGCGACCGATCTTCAGTCGATGTCCGTTGATTAATGTTGAGATTTCTGAACGACGAAAGGGCCGATCCGCCTCGAGCGATCGCACGACGTGCCTGAGACACAAGCCAGTCAGGTGTTGATCCAATGCCTTCGGCCGCGCCAGGGTTAGCTATTAACAGACTTTCGAGATCATCCCCAGGCAAGCCCATGGGGGGGCGATGCTCTTGCACAAAGGTGCCGGGGGGCGGCTCGTCGAGCCATTTTGAAAAAGTATTCAAATCATCAGGAGCTGACGTGGAAATGATCAAGGCCCGGCCATCACGCTTGCCAAGGCCGGATAGGATTGCGTTCTCGAGGTTGTCGCCTTTTTCGCGTTCCCATGCCGCGCGCTCGTCCATGATCGCCAGAGTCGGAGCGCCGCCCAGGACAGACTTTCCATCAGCTGCGATGACGCGCGCAAGACCGCCGCCGTTTCCTTCAAACTCGATTTCAAGCTTGGACCCGCGCCGGATTATAAATTGCGCTTGGTCGATCTCATCCAAGCCCTGGATAAAACCGAGCAAGAAATTAAAGGCGGTCTTTGCCTGGTCTCGGTTACGGGCCGCAAGAATAATCTCCCGCTTGGGTTGGGGCCGCTCTTGCAGCGCTCCGACCAGCTCAGCCAGGGCAAGGCCGGCAGACAGAGCCGTCTTAGCTCCGCCGCGCCCGATCGAGAGTACACTGACCATGACTTTCGGCGAAAACGTGCCTTTGATGAAACTGCGCTGAAAATTGGCTAGTTTTAGCGGTTTTCCGGCTTTTTTGCCCTCAGGAACGGTTAAAAGGCCCAAAAACTGAATTGCGCGAATTGCTGGCGATTTTCCCCGGATTTTTTTGAGGAGAGAGAAAGCAACAGTCCCACCACGGACCTTAGGATTCTGAGAAAAGCCGCTATTGGGACCAGATTGGAAAAGGTCTGTTTGGTCGTTTGTTCGTGCGCTGGTCATCTACTGTTCTCCATCTCTAACGTTGCTCTCTGTCCCTCTGCTTACAGGTGAGGGTTGCTGTGACGGTCAGAAAGCGGGTTACTACAGCGGGGTTAAAAACCCGCATCCCGCCCTGACCGCTACGATCTTGCCTGCTCACTGGAGCCGGGCCGCCGCTTAGGTCAAACCTGCCTTTCCCTCGGCTCGGTTCGCTCTCCCATGTTCACCGCCATAGGGTGGCAGTGGGGCCTTAGGGCGTGGAGAGACCGCGTGACGCGGAATAGCTGCCCTTGTGCTGTGACCCGTTACCCAGTAGCACTATGATGCGGCAGGCCTGGCTAACCCGTGAACGCCATCTGCCGCATAAGCTCGCCGGTCCAACGGCGGGCTTTCTTCTTTTTCATCTCTCGATCGGATCAAACTCACGCTCTGGCGCAGTGGTAAGCTCTGTAACCAGCCGCCGCATAACCTGCTCTTGCTTGCCTGTAGGCCGCCAAGATGCTGATTTGCCGTGCTTGGCGATCGACCGGACAAAGCCCTTAAGCCAGTCATCCGTGCCGTCCGCCATCACGCGCCGCAGCACGATAGGCCAATGGTGTGTCAGCACCTCATCAAGCTCACGGTCAGTCATGCCTGCACCCCGCGATAGCGCGCGCCCACACGGGCCATATGCGGCGATGTGGTGAGCGACCTGGCGTCCATGGGCGACCTGCCGTCGTAATGAAGCGCTGCTTGATCCATCAGGGCTTGTGCAAGGTCTTGGGGAATGTCAGCCGCAGCCGCCCCAAAGCCAGCCTGATACTCGATCGTAAGGCGGCTAGGGCAAAGATCATGAAACGATGCAAACCACCGAATGTAGGGGCGATTGCCACCAATAAATTCAAACTCGGTAAAGGCTTCACCGTCGATGGTGACAGTCGGTAGGCTGCCGTCTGCGACCGGCCCGACCGGCAGGCGCAGCCCACCCTCTCTGGTCGGCTCAAAGATCGTCACCCTGATCGTCTGGGTTAGCAGGGCGATCTGGGCAAACTGCTCAATCTCCGCCGCTGCCGTGTGCCCTATGTTGTTGATAGCTTCATCCTCAGCCAAGCCATCAACGCGGATATGCGACTTGAGGCTTTCGAGGTCGAAAGGTGTTGCACTGCTAACGGCAGTCCGGCTTACAAGCATCTTCATGCTGCAATCTCCACTTCTGAAATATGGTTGCGAAATGCCATCTGGTCGCGCAGGGGCAGTGCCTCATACGCAGCCAGCGCATAAGCCTTGCGCTCATTCAGCGATGCGTAAGCTGCCCACCAGCGCGCGTCTTCCATGGGCTTTAGGAAAGTCGGCAAGGGGGTGCCTGAGATGCATAGAACGGCTTGTGCGATCTGCGCAGCCTGCTCTTGATTATCGAGTGCCCAGAGTGAGGCCCAAGCCAAGGCGGCGCGCTCTTCAACAGTGAGGCGAGCCTTTGCCACAGTCGCAAAACCGGTCCACGCATCCATGTTGCCGAGCGTCAAGGTGTATCCGATCACACGCGACATGCGCTTGTGATCAGGCTTTATGTTTCTTGAAAGAAACGATTTCTTGCGCGGTCCAACGTTCGCAATAGGTTCTTGTTCTGTCTGTAGGACAGGATTATCTGAAGTTATTGTTTTTGAACGCTTACGGTTAAATTCAAAATCCCCCGCCGCGAGGTGTGCCGGTTCGAGTCCGGCCTCGGGTACCAATGACCTTTTCAGGTCATGCCACACGAACCAATGCGACGAAGTCGCTGGTGTTCGTGAATAAGACTGAGGGTCGCTTTTATTCGAATCGAATAGGGTGACCCTCAGGTCTTTTTAGAACAATGTTTTCCACAGCAATGCGATTGGTTCCAGTTTTTGGGATAATCGTTCAGTGCCGGATCACAGGACCGCAATTAATCTGAACCTGCGTGCCGTTTCCAAAACCGAAACGACAAATCCCGCCGCTTTGCCGTGCATCTGCGTGTGACGGGCGCAAGCGCCCTGCACATGAGGCGTTTGCAGAACCGATCCGGCAGCATCGGAAACAATCGGATTATCTTGACGGTGCGATTGCCAATGCTGCGCCGTCCAGCGCGTCAGGACCTGCCATTGGCCCGTGTTTTCCGCGTCTTTTTTCTTTAAGTTTTTGAGGGGCAGAGGTACCACAGACAAGCCCACCAAGACTGCCGATCTGATAGGAAGACACGCGGTTCAACATCTATCTAGACTAGGAAATTGAATTTGCCGAGCCTTCTTGAACAGATCACGCCGTGCTTTACCATCGGCACAATGATCGCCACTCCGAAAGGCGAACGTCCCGTCCAAGACCTGCAGGTCGGTGATCTTGTGATCACCCGAGACAACGGCATTCAGGCCATTCGCTGGGTCGGAGCCCGCAAAATTACAGCTGAGCAGTTTTCACGGGCGACGCATCTGCATCCGATCATGATCCGTCAGGGAACATTGGGCAGCAACTTGCCAGAGCGTGATATGATGGTCAGCCCCAACCACCGCGTCTTGGTGGCCAACGACAAAACCGCATTGCATTTTGACGAACGCGAAGTGCTGGTTGCGGCCAAGCATCTGACGGGCGTGCTGGGTGTTGATGTCATGCCAAGTGTTGGATTGACCTATATTCACCTGATGTTTGACCAGCACGAAGTGATCTTGTCTGATGGTATCTGGACAGAGAGTTTTCAGCCGAGCCAGCAAAGTCTGGCGGGAATTGGAAACGCGCAACGCATCGAGATACAAGAGATCTTCCCAGAACTGGCGAGACCTGAAGGGGCGAACGCCTATCCGCCTGCGCGCAGAATCCTTTCTAAAAGTGACGTCATAGCCTTTACGAGATAA